TGAAGCCTTTGAAAACTGCACCCATAACATAGTTGATAGGGAAGGCTTAGTAGGTAATCTACAACTTGAACTGTCTGGCGAACACTAAGAAAGGCACAAGAGAAATGAACGAAGCCTTTGAATACTATTGCGAAACTGATGAAGGTGTTTTGCGTTTTGACTATGAGTTGCGTGAGGAATGGAAGAAAGAACAACTAATTCGTTGGAAAGAAGCATTTAAGAAAGCAAGAATAACAAACCTTACACATACAGAAAAGATGAAACTAATAGGCACTTTGAAATGGGCTGAAGATTTATTGCGTGAAACTGGGCATGACGAGGCATCTAGCGATGCACAGGATTGCATTATGTTACTAAGAAAGGCACAAGAGAAATGAAGCCCGTAATTAAAGAATATACGATTGAATTTGATACATCAGGCGGTTCATCTGTATTTGGTAGATTGATTCGTTTAGTTATTTTTCCGATTAAATATGTTTTGTTTGGCAAAGCCAGCATTTAAGAAAGGCACAAGATAAGTGAACTTTATAACGATTGACTTTGAAACATTCTATGAAAAGTCTGTATATAGTCTGAGTAAACTTACTACCGAAGAGTATGTCCGAAGCGATAGGTTTGAGGTCATTGGAGTTGCGGTCAAATTAAACGGCAACGAAACCGAATGGGCTAGCGGAACGCACAAAGAATTACTGGTGTGGCTACAAACTTTTCCTTGGAAAGACTCAATGTGCGTAGCGCACAACATGATGTTCGACGGATTTATACTGGGGGAGCGCTTCGGTATTTATCCTAAAGTCTATGCCGATACCTTGTGTATGGGTCGTGCCTTGCATGGTGTTGAAGTTGGCGGTAGCCTCGGCGCACTTGCTGAAAGATACAATCTAGGTGTTAAGGGTAATGAGGTTGAATCAGCTGCCGGCAAAAACAGGGTAGATTTTTCAGAGGAAGAACTTTCTAGGTATGGCGATTACTGCGTCAATGATGTAGAGCTTACATACAAATTGTTCAACACAATGATTAACAAAGGATTTCCTAAAAAGGAAATGAAGCTGATAGACCTGACCTTGCGTATGTTCTGTCAACCCAAACTAGACCTAGACCTTAACTTACTTGAGATGCACTTGTCTGATATAAAAGACAAGAAAGAGAAGTTACTACAAGAAGCTAACGCTGACAAAGATGACTTGATGAGTAACCCCAAGTTTGCGGAACTATTAAAAGGTTTTGGTGTGATACCTCCAACCAAGATCAGCCCTGCCAACGGAAAAGAAACATTCGCCTTTGCCAAAAACGATGAAGAGTTTAAGGCTTTGATGGAGCATGAAGATATCCGTGTTCAGGCTTTAGTAGCGGCTCGGTTAGGTACAAAGTCTACGCTAGAAGAAACTCGTACAGAAAGATTTATTGGGATTTCCAAACGAGGTTTGATGCCAGTTCCCCTGAAATATTATGCGGCGCATACAGGACGGTGGGGTGGTAGTGACAACCTAAACTTGCAGAACCTACCTAGCCGTGGTGCAAACGGCGGTAAGTTAAAGAAGGCTATCGTAGCACCCGAAAGTTACATGTTAATTGATGCCGATTCTAGCCAAATTGAAGCCCGAGTATTGGCATGGCTAGCTGGACAAGACGATTTAGTGGAGGCTTTTAGAGATGGCAAGGACGTTTACAAAATCATGGCTTCAGCTATATATGGCAAGAGTCAAGAAGAAGTTACGGCGCAAGAACGATTTGTGGGGAAAACGACAATCCTCGGAGCTGGCTACGGCATGGGGGCGCAGAAATTCAAAGCCCAACTTAAGACTTTCAATGTGGAAATTGAAGAAGAGGAAGCCCGACATATCATACAAGTATACCGAGAAACATATCCATTCATTACTGCGTTATGGCGCCAAGGGCATCTGGCCCTAGAAGGGTTAACTAAAGACATGTCAACATCTTTAGGTAAAGAAGGTGTACTTAGTGTAGACCCTAATGAAAGAGGAATTAGATTACCAAGCGGATTGTTAATGCGTTACGACAAGTTAGTACAAGTATCAGAGGATGGCAAAACGCAGTATCAGTACAAAACTCGTTATGGGTGGAATAAGATTTATGGTGGTAAAGTTATAGAGAACGTCTGTCAAGCAATCGCTCGTTGCATTATTGGTGAGCAGATGTTGGAGATTGCAAAGAGGTATGACGTGGTTCTTACTGTGCATGATGCTATTGCATGTATTGTGCCGGAAGCAGAGGTTAACGAAGCTCAAGCCTATATCGAAAGTTGTATGCGTAATACACCCGATTGGGCGGAAGGCTTGCCAGTAAATTGTGAGTCAGGTTATGGAAAAAGTTACGGAGATTGTTAAAGTGGAATATTCAACATACTATTTAGAAGCAATGAAAAACATTAAAGAAGCACACAATGCCTTGTTAAAAGGTAAGTTTCAAGAAGCATACGAGCATTGCATAGATGCACAAGTAGAAATGAGATTGATGGGTAACGCAGTTAGAACTTGGGCAGAGACAAATGACTGATAAAGTAATTCCATTTACAGGTGATACTCGGGGTGACATTGATCCCGATGAATTGTTTGATGGTAACAGAGGCATATATGAATGTGCTATTGTTATTGGATACACTAAAGAAGGGGCTGAACGCTTAGTATCTTCTACAGGTGACTCAGCATTGATGGTATGGTTACTAGAAAGAGCCAAGCGTATTATTCTTGAAAGTGCCGATTTCAACGACGAATGGGAACACTGATGAAAATCCCAGCATGGTCATACTCAAGCATTAAGCTATTCGACCAATGCCCTAAAAAGTTTTACCATTTGCGTGTGGCTAAAGATGTTAAAGAGCCACCAACAGATGCGATTCTTTATGGCAAACAGTTTCACGAAGCGGCTGAGTTATACATCAGAGATGGCATATCTATACCCCCACAGTTTAGTTTTATTCAGCCATCGTTAGATGCCCTCAAAGCTATAGAAGGTGAGAAGCATTGCGAACTAGAAATGGGACTAACTGAAAACTTAGAGCCATGTGGGTTTAAAGATAAGGATGTTTGGTGGAGAGGGGTAGCTGACTTAGCCATAATCAATGGCGAAGAAGCACGATGCCTAGATTATAAGACTGGAAAGTCTGCCAAGTATGCCGATACTGACCAGCTAGAACTGATGGCTCTTGCCATGTTTAAGCATTTTCCTGATATTAAAGTAGTCAAAGGTGCGTTATTCTTCGTTATAAGTAAGAACTTTATAAAGGACTCGTATAACGCTAAAAATCAGGATAAAATGTGGGAGAAGTGGCTGGCAGAGTACAACAAGATGAAGTTTGCATACGAGAATGATATATGGAATCCTCGCCCTAGTGGACTTTGCCGAAAGCACTGTTTGGTGCTAGAGTGCGCCCATAATGGAAGGAACTAATATGCCGTATGTAAACAAACCAAGACCTTATAAAAAAGAATACGAACAACAAAAAGCCCGAGGCGAAGAGAAGCGTCGGATGGAACGTCAACGTGCAAGACGTGCGATTGATAAGATGTATCCTGATAAAAATAAAAACAAAGAAGCGGATATCCGTGAAGGTAAAGATGTAGCCCACGTCAAAGCATTAGACAAGGGTGGTTCAAATAAGCAAGGTGTTTTCATTGAAAGCGCTAGCGGTAATCGTTCTTTTAAAAGAGATAGTAAAAGCAACTTAGTTAGGGAAACCACTAAGAAAGAAAAAGGCGAGAAGAAGTTAAGCAAGGTTGTAAAGTTAAAGAAGTAGTAGTAAACTAGAAGTACAAAATTACAAAGGTGAAGTGGGAGACCACTTTCACCTGATAACGCTTCGCTGGAGAATGTGTGGAAATCATAGACAACAAGGCATTGTTGCTTAATTTGCGTAACCCTAACAAGGTTACAACGGTTATACCCAAGAGTAAACAAGTCGGTAACAATCAAGTGGTTGTTAACTGGGGCTTGGATGAAGCACGAGTTTTAAGAAACCTACAAATAAAAAACATCCCATCACCTATTATTGGTAAGTACAACTGGCCCGGAATGTACAAGCCGTTTGAACATCAAAAAGATACTGCGTCATTCCTTACACTAAACCCAAGAGCTTTCTGCCTAAACGAACAGGGAACTGGTAAAACTGGCTCGGTCATTTGGGCGGCTGATTACTTAATGAAAGTAGGTAGAATCAAGCGTGTATTGGTTATCTGCCCTCTATCTATTATGGATTCGGCATGGAGAGCCGACCTGTTTAAGTTTGCTATGCACCGCCATGTAGATATTGCTCACGGTTCAAAAGAAAAGCGTACAAAAATTATTAACTCCGATGCTGAGTTTGTCATTATCAATTACGATGGTGTTGAAATTGTGCAAGAAGAAATAGCTAATGGTGGGTTTGACCTAATCGTTATTGATGAAGCGAACGCTTATAAAAATTCACAGACTACACGTTGGAAAACACTAAACCGAATCCTCAAGCCTGATACATGGCTATGGATGTTAACAGGTACACCAGCCGCACAATCACCGGTAGACGCATATGGTTTGGCTAAGTTAGTAAACCCACAAGGTGTACCTAAGTTTTACTCAGCGTTTAAAGATTCTGTGATGTATAAGATTTCTCAGTTTAAATGGGTAGTTAGACCTGATGCGCAGAAGGTAGTATTTGAAGCATTACAACCAGCTATTAGGTACACTAAAGAAGAGTGTCTTGATTTGCCTGAACTAATGTATACCACAAGGGAAGTCGAACTTACGCCCCAACAGAAAAAATACTACGACCTGCTACGCAGACAACTTGTTATGCAGACTTCAGGCGAGCAAGTTACTGCTGTTAACGCTGCAGTGGGATTAAGCAAGCTACTACAAATATCTTGTGGCGCAGTGTATTCGGATTCGGGGGAAACCTTGGAATTTGATATTAAGAACCGCTATAAGGTGTTAAGGGAAGTGATTGATGAAACAAAGCAAAAGATATTAATATTTGTACCATTTAAAAATACAATTAAAATCCTTGCGGAAAAACTACAAAGCGATGGGTTTACAACTGCTGTTATCAACGGCGACGTAGCCCATAATCAACGCACTGAGATTTTCAAGAAATTTCAAGAAACTCCAGACCCACGCATCCTACTTATCCAACCTCTTGCGGCGGCACATGGAGTGACTTTAACGGCGGCTGATACCGTTGTTTGGTGGGGTCCTACACCAAGCCTAGAAGTATATGCACAAGCTAATGCACGTGCGCATAGAGCCGGACAAAAGCATCCAGTTACAGTAGTAAGGTTGCAAGGAAGCAACGCTGAAAAACATTTGTATAAAATGCTTGACAACCGTATCACTGATAATACAAAATTAGTTGATCTTTACAAGGATTTACTTGATTAAGATAAACTTTAACAGGAGAATATTATGGATGAAAAAGTAGAATCACCGCTTGAGAAGTGGACTCGAATCTACATTAAGATGAGAGAAAAGAAGGCGGAAGTAACGCATGAATTAGAAGAAAAAATTGCCAAGATAGAAGAGGATATGAAGGTTATTAAAACTGCTATCCTTGACCATATGAAAGAGATTGGCGCTGAAAGTTTAAAGACAAATGCGGGTGTAGTGTATCGTACTGTACGTACCACATATTCAACATCTGATTGGGAATCTATGGGCAAGTTTATTCTTGAACATGGTGTGCCTGAATTATTGGAGAAGCGGTTGCACCAAACCAATATGAAGGCATTTTTAGAAGACTACCCCGAGTTGCTTCCTCCGGGGCTTAACGCAAACATGGAGTATTCCGTGACCATAAAAAGGAGTAAAAATGGTTGAAGAATCTTTTGTCCCGATAGAAGGGGTAGCCAAGCATTTTTCGGTGTCTATCTCGACTGTACGTGCATGGATTCGTCAGAGCCTAGTACCCTCACTGAAGATTGGCGGTGTATACCGTTTCAAGATTAGCGAAGTAGAACAAGCCCTACGAAAACTAAGCGGCGGAGAATTAGTAAGAGAAGAAGTAGATGGGAGTCTAACGGTGCAAGCACCTGCAGGATCAACCCAAATGGTATTAAATTTTAACCCTGACGAAGATATTTAAGGAGAATGACAATGAGTGATTTAGCTCTATTTAAAGGTGGTTTACCTTCCTACTTAAAAGGTACAGATGATGCAACTAACGCACTTGCTGGTACAAAAGATGGTGGTGGTTTAGGCGCACGTCGCATTAGTATTAAAGGCGGAGTATTCCGTGAGTTCATTGGCGGTAAAGAATATCGTGTATCTGAAGAACGTTCAATGAATGTAGTTATTGTTAAAGCTGCACCGAAAGTATCCCGTATTTACTATAGCGGAAGCTACTCCGAAGGTGAAGCCGTATCCCCAACTTGCTGGTCATCCGACAGCCAAAAACCTGATGAAGCCGTTAAGAATAAGCAGTCAGCCACCTGCTTAAACTGTGCGCAAAACATTAAGGGTTCTGGTCAGGGTGATAGCCGTGCCTGCCGTTATCAACAGCGCCTCGCAGTCGTGATCGATGGTGAGATTGATAAGGAAGAAGTTTACCAATTAGTACTGCCACCAACTTCCGTATTCGGTGACGGTGAGAAAGGTAAGCTCCCTCTACAGGCATATGCTCGCCATCTTAAGAACCACGGTACCCCCATTACCGGTGTTGTTACTGAGATGCGGTTTGACACAGCAAGCCCTACACCAAAGTTGGTATTTAAACCTGTGCGTCCTGTGACCGAAGAAGAGTTCTTAAAGATTCAAGAACTTAAGGATTCTAAAGAAGCAGTACAGGCTATTACTTTGACTGTAGCGCAGACTGATGGTGTTAAGGAAAAAGCTAAACCTGCACTATCCGCACCTGTAGTTGAAGAAGTTGAAGTTGAAGAACCTAAGAAAGCAGTTTCCAAGAAAGCTCAAGTATCTAACGAACCTAAGTTAGAGAGTTTGATTGGTGAATGGGATGATGCTTAATTAATGTTTTACGGGGGGAAAACGCAGGTCGGCTCGGCGACCTTAAATAGCCTGTATGCAATCATTGTTGATATGATTCTCCTTCACATTGCGTGAGTACCCCCACCTTAAAGGTGGCTATGAACAATTTAGAATTTTTACAGCAAGTCCTTGGCGACGAAGGATACTACTGCATAGTTGGATTAAAGAAGGATTCGGACAAACCCGTACAGAAATTCTTTAAAACACTAGAAGATGCTGTGGCAGTTGCAGAGAATTTAAAGAACGAAGGCTACAACGCTTACTATGCGCTAGCCACGTTTGAAGATGGGAAATCTAGAAAAACTGCTAATGTAAAGCAGTTGCGGTCTTTGTTTATTGATTTGGATTGTGGTCAGGGTAAACCCTATGAAACACAAGAAGAAGCGTTACTAGACTTAAAACGGTTCTGTCAAGTAACAAAAATGCCGAAACCAACGCTGGTAAACTCCGGCGGGGGTATACACGCATACTGGGCTTTAGAAGAGCCGCTAAGCCGTGAACAATGGACACCCCTAGCTGAGAAGCTAAAGAAGATGTGCGACGAGCATGACCTCTTTGCTGACCCCGTAGTAACTGCGGATTCGGTGCGTATTCTACGAGTCCCCGGAACTTTAAACTTTAAAAATGATGTTGCTAGACCAGTTGATTTAATCGGTAGCTCATCAGGCTCATATAGTTATGACACACTAAAAGATGTTATAGGTGATCCGGTACTAGAGAGAAAACCATATATCCCACGTGGGGAGATGGACGAAGTAACTAAGGCTATCCTTGGTAACTATACCAATAGGTTTAAGACAATCCTGATGAAGACCATGAAAGGTGAGGGCTGTCAACAACTTGAGCATATAATTAAAGCGCAAGCCACAATGCCTGAACCGCAGTGGAGAGCAGGGCTATCTATTGCCAAATTTTGCATAGATGCGGATATTGCAATTAAAAAGATATCTGAACATCACCCCGAATATAGCCCAGAGTTTGCAGACCGCAAGGTACGTGGTATCAAAGGCGGACCATATACTTGCGCTAAGTTTGAAGAATATAACCCCGGCGGTTGCGATGGTTGTGTAAATAAAGGGGCAATTAAATCCCCCATCGTGCTGGGTCGTGAAGTATTAGAAGCTAACGATGACGATAACATTGTAGAAGATGTTCCGTTCCAAGTAGAACAAGGGCACACACAGACATACGTTATACCGAAATACCCTGAGCCATACTTCCGTGGTAAGAACGGAGGAATCTTTAAGCGTGTAATTAAACAAGAAGACGAGATCGAAGTTCAGGTTTATCACAACGATATTTATGTATCACGCAGACTACTGGATTCGGATGTGGGTGAGGCTGTAGTCGTTCGATTACATCTACCGCAAGACGGAGTACGGGAGTTTACCGTGCCATTAACGGCAGTAACTTCCAAGGACGAACTTAGAAAGTATATATCTTCTAAGGGTGTAGCCGTAGTTAAAACTGACGAGCTTATGTCTTACCTGACAACGTGGGTAAACCACCTGCAATATAAAGGTAAAGCCGATACCGCTAGACGGCAGTTCGGTTGGGTAGACGACAAATGCGAAGCGTTTGTGCTTGGCGATAAAGAGATCAGTGCTGATAGGGTAGACCATAATCCAGCATCCTCGGCTACAACACAAATGTTTAGTGCATTTAAAACTAAAGGCACGATGGAAGCATGGAAAGAAGCCATGAACTTTTACAACAAGCCTGACATGGAAGTCCACAAGTTTATGATTGGGTTATCGTTTGGTTCTATTTTTACCGAGTTCACTCCAATCAATGCGTCGTTATTACATGTGTACAGCCCTGAATCCGGCATTGGTAAAACTACTGCGCTGTTTGCAGGAGCCAGCATTTGGGGCGAACCTACCAAGCTGTTGCTAAAGGAAACCGATACAGTAAACTCTAAGATGAACCGTGCCGAGGTATATAACAACCTGCCGTTGATGCTGGATGAGTTAACAAACTCTACGGCTAAAGACGCTAGTGATTTTGTATATCAATACAGTTCCGGTACACAGAAAAACCGTATGTCAGGCGCTTCTAATGCGGAACGGGTAAGGGGTGAACCTTGGAAACAAAACGGCATCAGCACCGGAAATAGCTCCCTAATGGAAAAGATTAGCGCATATAAAGCTATTCCTAAAGGTGAAGCCATGCGTATTTTAGAAGTACGTGCCCGAAAAGTAGAGGGTTTGGATAAGACCGAAACCGACGTATTGAGTGCGGCTTTACAGAATAACTATGGGCATGCTTACCTACCTTACCTGCAGTATGTAATGAATGACATTACAGGGATTAAAGAACTATATAAATCTACACAATTAAAGATAGATAAGCGTTGTGAGTTTGGACCTGAAGACCGATTCCATTCGGTGCTTGTAACTAACGGCATCATGGGGTTGATGGTTGCTAAACGTGTAGGATTAGTTAATTATGATATTAAACCCGTCGTAGATTTTATTGTTGAAATAGCTAAGAATGCCAAGAGTCAAGTTAAATCTATGGACGTTGATGCGGAAGGTGTATTAACTAATTTTGTGGCAGAGAATTGGAATAGTATGCTACGAATTAAAAGTACGGAAGACACCCGTGTAAATAAAAAAGATGAGGTAGACCACTTAGTTATTCCCGATGCTACCCCAAAACTTACTTTTGTTATACGATACGAGTATGATTTAAAAATGATGTATATATACCCCAATCCTTTACGGGAGTGGTGTGTTAAAAAGCAAATAAATTATGAAGGACTTATTGATTCTTTAAAGCGTGGTAGGACCAAAGCTCAAATGGAAAAGAAACGTATGGGCAAAGGCACTAGAATTAACTTACCACCACTAAAGGTACTGTGGGTTAACTGCGATGGGTTTATGGATGAAGACAGAGAAGAACAAATTGCCTCCGTTGCGCAACACAAGGAAGCCATTGAAAGTGCTGAAGGAGGGGCAAGTGTGTCCTGACGGAGTGGTTATTGATATAAACTGGGATAATTTTCATGTGGGGATGTCTGTTTTTGTCCCTGCCGTCAACCTATCAATGTTAGACAAACAAATGCAAACTATTGCAAAAGATAAAGGAATTGTAATAAAAGGTTTTGACCGAATTGAAAATAAAAAGCTAGGTATGCGCTTTTGGAGAATTGTGTAATATACTATACGTGCAACAACACATTCTCCTGTTGCATGTTCTCGTGAGGAACTCCTTGATCCCCGGCTCAAAAGGCTGGGGATTTTTTTAATAGTCTTCCATATCTTGTTGGATAACTTTAAGACGCTTCTTGTTATATCGCACACCAGCAATCATTTCTTTGGTTGCACGATCTTGAGCTTTTATAGATGTAGCCAATATGTCGTTAATGTTACCGCCATTGATACCAATCTCAGGATGTTTTTGACCTAACTCAAGTAACTTATCACGCATATCTAACATACCATCTACATCGCCTTCACGTCTAGCAATGTAATAACGTTGTTTAAATTTACTTTGGCGATCAGATATACTCTTATCAATACCTTTTTCACGGTCATTGATTTCCATTTGTTTAATATAATTAGATGGTGCAAACCCTAGGGCTTGTGCAAGAACATTTCCGGTACTAACATCCCCAGTAATAGGATCACCACGAAGCGTTTCTGTGCCTTGTGTAGCATATCTATACGCTTTAAAAGTATTAGCAATAGCCGAAGGTAGCAAGTCTTCTACACCACGCTCAAAATGCCCTTGTGCAATCTTACTAAATCCACGTTCAAAGTTTTGCTCAACACCAAGGACAGGACCACCTAATGCCTGCATAACTTGTTGAGAGAATGTATTTGTAGATGATGCTGTTGTAGTATCACGAATAAGCAAATCACTTAAACCGATACGGCTGGCAATAGATAAGTTAGTCATATACTCAATAGGACCTTTGTAAAGAAGATCACCTATAGTTTTTTCGGTAGCACCTTTTAAGTCATCTTCGTCATTATCACGGAATAAATTATAAAGAACTGACAAAGCACCAAACATAGGCAAACCTTGCGCACCAGCCATCAGTGCAGTCATACCCAATACACCACCAAGTTGTCTTAATCCAGCGGCTCTTATTTCAGGAGATTCTCCTTTAGTTGCATCCCTATATGCTTTAAATAACATGTAGTACATAGAGATTGCATATCGTTTATACATAAACCCTATTTTTCCTAAAGCACTTTGGGCAATACGTGGCGCAGATGCTGAGGATATATTTCCGTTAGTCATCTCATTTACATCAATAGCTTTATTGGTAGCGTATATTTGTGTAGCTTCTTCAGTAGAAACAGGTCTATCGTAACGTAATTCTGCTTCTTTACGTGCTTCTTCTATACCTGCAACGTCTTGTGCATTTGGCTTTTTAAGTCTTTCCATTTCAAGCTTATATGTAGCAATCATAGTTACTTCACGGTTCATACGTTCAGTATGATGAAGCATCCAACCACTCATAGATTTAAACTTTTGCCATATGTTTCCGTTAATATCCCCTTGTAAAATCTCACCTAATTGAGAACGATTAAGCTGACCATTTTCATTAAGAGTGCGAACAAAAATTTCATACTCCTTACCTATAGCCGAATTTGGTTGGTAATTAGCAATAGACTGTCTTACTTTCATGCCTACAGTTACGGGCTTACCAGTAGTTTCGTCTATGGAACCAAGCACATTAGTTTGAGCAGTTGTACCGCTACCCATAAATATCTTAACTGCGTCGCCTATAGTTTTAGTAATATTAGCATTAGGGTAGGCAGCCTTCAACGAAGGCATAACAATCATTGGTATGTTAGCTGTTTGAACAATAGCAGAAGATGGGTTAAAGCCCATTGTGTAAATAAACGCCGCCGATTGTAGAACGTTACCAAAATTATCACGGCTAGGGTTTTTAATGTAGCCTATGCGTTTTTCAAACTCATCTAAGTAACGAGATTGCTCAACGTTATTTCTGCCTTTGATATCTTCCTTAACTTGGTTACCAAAAGCGTCTATTTCACCGGCGGCAATACCTTTACCAACTTGGTAAGTATGTAACCTCATTCTATCAAGAATGTTATCAAACTTAGGGGTATATACCATGTTAGTAATTTGATGAGCCATACCACGCATCTTTTTTTCAAAGACAGCAATAGAATCTTCCATGTAACCTGCACGACCAGAGCGCCGTTGGAAAGATTGAGCAAGTGCTGTTTCCGGCAAAGTAGCTACAAACAATCGCATCATCTCTTCGATTGCGTCAGTAGGAACCTTATTAATTTCCATAATACGCAGTGCGTTATTTATAAAAGAGCTTGGAGGCGCACGGCGATAATCTATATCGGATACTTGTCTATACATATCTGAACGTGCATTTGGATCCATTGCCAGAATTTCTTTTTGGCGCATTTCTCTTTCCCGTGGGGATTTAAATGCTCTAACTTCAAATTCTTTTTGCCCATTTTTATCAATAAAGTTTGAAGCTAACCAATGCTCCCCCTCACGACCTAATGAGAAGTATGGCTCAATTACGCCAGACTTAGTTAAGCTTTCCATAATATCTTTATAGACAAGCTCTTTAGTTTCTTTACCAAGTTCGGTAGCCTCAATACGGGACTTAATAGCTTTTTTAATTTCTTCAAACATTTGCTTATAAGCATCACGCATTACGCTGTATGAGCGTTTCCATGCAGGTGCAAGCTGGTTGTATTGTTTATTTAGTTCATCCCATACTTCTTGCTTAGATCTATTATCTCGAGTTTCTTGGTTTTTATAATAGTCCCGTGGCTTAGTCGGATCAACTTCGGCAATAGTAGAGCTATTAACAAGTTTGTTATATGGGGTTTTTTGTTGCGGGGCAACTTCAAGTGCATGTCTAAGTATTTCTTTAGCACCTTCTACACCTCTTGTTAGGCTATGCTCAAACCCACTTTTTTGGTCTACAAGCCTGTTAAGCATAGGGGCTAATTTACCAAAAGCATCTTTAGCCATATCAGTCAAAGCATGTAATGGGGCAAACGATAGTGCGGCAGAACTAGCATTATCTTTAGTATTAGATACAGCAGCACTCCAAGCATTCTTTTGTTCTTCACTTATGTATGGTACACTTTCAACAAGGTCACCTACGATATTAGCAAAGTCTTTACCTTTCTTAACCGCCATCTGGTATTGAGCTTGCCCTTCATCATCTAGGTTATAGTCCCTAAAAAACTTGTCAAATTCTTCTTGGGTTTTGTACCATTTACCCTTTTGAGGTTCTCGTTTACCTGTATCTATACTTTCAAAAATAGACTCAGCCGTATTAAATCCACGACCACGTAACGCATTACCCAATGCTTTAAAAAAGTTAATAACTTTATCGATAATGTTTTGTATTGGTTTTTCTTGCCCTGCATAATCTGCAAACGCTTCGGCAATAGCTTCTTCCCGCATTTGTTCTTTAGATAGGTTTTGATCTTTATATCGATTTTCAATATCGTATTTTTTAATCCACTCTTTATCTGCCATTCTTTCAAGCGTACTCCACTCACGAGGAGTAAATACGTTTAGGTTACGGAATGCATGAATAGATTCATGGTTAAGTGTATTTAAAAATTCTTTCTCATCTCTATTGCCAAGAGACACTTGAATCGACTTTATAAAGTCATTTGTTTTACCTGTGTATTGACCTAGCCCAGTTACGCCTTCTCCAAAATCTACCAAACGTAAAGGTATACCACTTAAGCCAATCTGGTTTAAACGTTTTCTTAATGAATTAAATAAAGCATCTTTGTTACCTACAAATTTATCTGTAAGTTTACCTTGTTGATATTGTTTATTATCAATATCAGATTGGGTAGCTTTTATTTCGTCACGAATAGCTTGTTTAGTTTCAGGGTCTTGTGCAAGTCTAAAGTCTTCTTTAAGCTGCTCAATATGATCTTGCAGCGTTTTTAAATCTTCAGGGCGATTAGCAAAAGTCTGTGCTGGAACTTCTTTGGCAGGGGCAGTTTCAACAGGAGCTTCAGTAGGTTCAGTCTTTTCTGTGGTTTCAGTTTCACTTGGGGTTTCCTCTGGTACTAGTGTATCTGGCTGTACTTCTTCTCTAGCTCCAAGCTCACTAACAGGCTCTGCAGTTGGTGCCATTCCTCGCTGTTCAGGTTCTCCAGCTCCTTCGGTACTTTCAGTTGGTACTTGCTCGACAGGAACTTCAGGGCTTGTTCTATCTGTTTCAACGTTAGTTCTTGGTTGTACTCTTCCATTATCGGCTCCTTTTAGTACTCCGCCACGTGGTCCAAACATTTCTTGCTGGGTAGCCAATGCGTTAAACGCATTCATAGCTATGGTTTCAACGGCTTTCTTTGTTTCTGGGGTAAGGTTAGGATTACTTCTTACACGAGCTAATACTTCTCCTATAGCTTTTTGGTCTTCTGGGTTAGCCATATCTTTGCCAACTAACTGCCTAAAGAATCCTGACTGCGTTTTGAGACCAGTTCCTTTTAAAGTATCAGCATCTAAAACAGTATTTTGTGCCTGTGCCGGGGTAGTTTCGGCTGGACGTAAATCTAATTCGCCTTGTACTGGAGCGCCTTGCAGGTTAAGTTCACCGGTCGGTGGTGCAAGCGTAGCTGGGATTTGAGTTTCTTCTTGCCCTACAGGAAACGTATTTGTTGGACGCTGAGGTACTGGCTGACCAAATAAGTCACCATGAATTTGTTGTGCGGCAGCAAGTTGTTTTTGTTCACGAATCTGCTCTGGGGTAAGCGGAGCTTGTCCAATAGTTGTGGCTGGCGCAGTAGTTTGTTCTTGTTGTATAAGTTCTTGGTCAGCTCTTAATTGTTTTTGTCTTTCCGCATCTAACTGGGATTGAGCTTTTATGTTGCGGGCTTCCATAGCAGAAGGTAAAGCACCACCAGTAAAGCCGCCTATAGCACCTTGAACCGATGCCATGATAATGTTATCAATATTCTTAGGATCAAAGAAATCTTTCTTATCACCCGCCATTTGAGATGCGGCTACTTGTAATGCTTGTTGAGTACCTTCGGTTAAGCTTTCAAGACCAACGTCTTTAGCTACTTGAGTTGCAAAAGCTTTTTTCCAAGTAGTAGGGACAATCGTAGATTTCTCTAATAGTTCTGTAGCTAATTGCGCTTTACCTTTGTTACCTAACTGACTGAGAAGACGCTGGGGTAATACGGTATCTAACATAGATACCAAAGATCCCATAGTTAATGCAATACCGGGGTGTAGTTCTCCAGTATCTTCGTATACGCTTTGCAATACATCTGGCACATTTAAACCAAATGAAGCCCCAGTAATACCAATATTTGTACCAACTTTTGCGCCATGTTCAGCTGCGTTTTTAATTACGCTTTGACCGATTGCCCTGCTTTTAAATGCGTCTGCAGCAGTTGTAGCGGCTTCGCCAGTTAGCCCTTTTTGGGCTGCATAATCAAGAGCATACTTTTCAAGGGCTTTTTCAGCACCTTTTTTAGCTAATAACTTGCCAGCAGTTGTGCCGATTCCAGCGCCACCAATAAACGATAAAGCATCAGGTGCTAATTGACCAGCAGTTTCAGCAGCAAACGGTAATATGTCACCAATACCTTTAATATCACTTAGTTCTTTATATGCTGTAGGATGTGCTTGTTCTACCGCAGCCATACGAGCTTGGTAGTCTTGCATTTGCTGCTTAGCAAATTCGTCATAGCCTAGTGAAGAAGCAGCTAGTGCCGGAATTAAATCAAATGCGGTTCCTTTAAGGCCTTCTAAACCTCTTTCAAAACCACCTTTAAGAAGTTCACCCGTAGTTAACTTACGATAATCTATAGGCGCTACTTCAAACCCTGTTGGGGTTTGATTTTTATCAGCCATATTTACTCACCTGTTAATGAACTAACACTAGAAGTAGTCCCTTTAGAACTATACATTCTAGGCTCTAGTATATAGTTTTGCATTAAAACATTTCTAAATGCACCAGAATTAAGTTCTTGTACACCTTCTTTATAAAGATCACTATTAGGTGAAGCAGATAATTTTTGTTGCAAAGCACTACCGTTAGGTAACTGACCTAACTGACGCCATAGTGTAGCATTTGTTTTTGGGCTAGGTGTTTGTAGCCACGAATCTACTTCGTTACGCATAGCTGCGGCATCTTTACCTGTTAAGTTACCTAATGCACCAATACCACCTTTACCGCTTTTAACATAGCCAGCCATAGCGTTTTTGTAGTTAGCATCCGCAATATACATTGGCATTTTAGCTTTAAGGTCAGCAGCATCGATACCCAATTTTTGAGCTTGCATTTGTAACTGCATACCACTCATACCCATAGCAATATACTGAGTCATCAGCTTATCTTTTCTAGCTTCAGACATATCTTGAGCTTGTTCAAATCCAGTAGCACCGCCTTGAATAGCGTTAGCATAAGCTTGTCTACCAACACCAGTAGCCATACCTTTACCCATTCCAAGTAATGTACGGCTTAAAAGTTGATTAGTATCGCTTCTATTATATTGATCCATAAGCATCTTAGAATAATTACTAATCATATTAGTAACATCATTAGTAGACTTAGTAACATCAAACTGTGGAATATTTAAGTCTTTTGCTGCATCTGATGCTTTAGGTGCTGCAGATTGATCTGAAAACTTATGACTGCGATCAACGGTTAAATCCGGCGCAGCAGGTTTATTATCCGCAGGGGTTGGAGTTGCAGCAACAGGAGTAGCTGGCTGCATATTTGCTGTTAAAGAACTTAAATTAGGAGCTATTTTTTTACTCCAGTAAGTACCGATATCACCAAATCGTGTAGGTAAACCTTGTTTATCTGGATCATAGTTAGGATCAGAACCCCAACCAGATTGGGGGGTATTATCTTTTGTTACACTTGGTTCGGTTGCATAACGGGCAACACCACCTTTATTAAACGCAGCAATACCTTGTGGGGCTTGAGCCATTTGTTGTGGCTGAGCCTGTGGTTGAGCTTGTTGTGGCATAGCAGCTTCAATACCTTGTGGAGCAGGAGCTGACATTGGTCCTTGACCTTGTGCAGGTTGCATTTGCATTTGTTCTTGGGCACGTTGAGCCAGCATAGATACTTCTGCAATCTGGGTATCAATCTTCTTAAGCTCTTCTTTATCGCCTTTTTCTTTAGCAATATCACGTGCAACTTTTAAATCAGCCATAATTGTTGGAAGTTGAGCTAATAGTTTTTGCTGATCCATGCCTTGCTCTTGCTGAGCCATAGCTTGTTGTTTACCGTTAACATCTTGTATTACAGTAGATGTAGGTGCTTGTGCAGGCATCTGAGCTTGTTGCTGCTCATTAGTTTTCATTGCTTGAACTAACTGTGCAGGTAAACCTTTAATAGTTCCGTCTTTAAGACTTTGGTCTGGTACAGATGCAGGATCATTAAGCGCTTTACGATAGATAGAACCAATACCACCACTAGCCATACGCTTAATGCTTGTAATACCACCTTCAGCCGATTTTGCTACGGAACTAGGCGCTCCTGTATAGATATTAGTTGTAGGGGCACTATTTGCCGCAGTAGTAAGCCCAGCTGCTGTTAAGCCAGCACTACCAATTAATTGTGCAGTAGAAGGTGCAGCAACTTGTTGATTCTGTGTTGTATCTGTAACAGGAATGCCAGAAACCAAACTCTTTAAGTTTGTTAATTGCTGGAATGGATATTGTTGACCAGTCTGGTAATTCTGCATAGCTTGATTAATAATAGCTTGTTGCTGTGCAGTACCTTGCTGACCCAAAGTATTTTGTTGGTTAATAATACCCTGCTGTGCGCCAAGTTGTTGACCACCAATATTAGCCAACTGACCAGCATTTTGCATAGCAGCTTGGTTAGCATTTAAAGCAAACTGACCAGACTGGTTGTACTGATTTTGTGCAGCATTAAAAGCATTATTATATGCATTGCCAATTAACTGATTAGAAGCTAAATTAGCATTTTGAGCATTTAAACCTTGTGCTAAAGCCGCACGTGATCCACCAAAAGCACCTTGCCCCGTAGCTTGACCAGCTAATTGGGTACCAGCAATACCGTATTGTTGATTAGATAACTGCAGCGCTGGAGCTAAAGCATTTTGAATGTAGGGGTTCATATAACCACCTACTTGGTTTTGAAAATCTTGTGGAGTAGCATTTGCCCCCATTTGAAGTGCATTGGCAATACCGTATTGTGTAGCGCCAGTAGCTTGACCATATTGACCGGGGGTTTGTAAGCTACCTGCGCCTTGGAAAGATTGCTGTTGTAATGGGCTGAACTGAGCAACAGAAGCATTAGCTGCTGCCAAATCACTTTGATTCATGCCGTACTGACCACCAGTATTGGGATTATATGAACCATATGCTTGGTATGGGTTCATTCCGGTTATATTGCCGCTAGCATCCGTTTGGAATACTTGTTGTTGCCCAGCGCCAAGCATGGACGTGACATAGGGCGATATCCAAGGTGATAGACTTGAATACGAATTTGATACCGATTGTGTGGTTCCGCCACCACCGCCGCTTGATCCACCGCCACCCATATTAGGCTCCTATTTTTGTTTCTACTAACATAGTACGTTCTTTAAATCCGTACCGTTTCCATAAACGAGCAATAGATGGTCTAGCCATTCCTTGAATCTTTGTAGCTCCACCAGCTTTTAAAATATCACTCATCTGCTTAAATGTTTCTTTATTTGTAATTAACTTACCACCAATACTAGTAATAAAAGCAACCCTATCATTTGGATAATTAATAAAGGTAGATGTTGCCGCACCATGTATTTTTCCTTCTTCGTCTACTGCCACCAATAAAATCCAATTACCTGTACATACAAACAACTTAATTTGCTCTAGGGTATAGTCTTCGCTATCATGCACTAAAGCCATTTTTATATAGTTTTCAACTAAAGGCCATGCCTGCGCACAGTATTCAGTTTGAATGTGCCTAATAATCATTTAGGTAAATACTTATCCGCCTTAATTTGTTTAGCCTGTTTTGGTTTACCAGTACGAGCTTTACGTACATTATCCATCATCTTATAAAGGTGTTTAGCACCAGCATCAGTACTACCGTTGCCAAGATGGGACACCACATCGGCAGGGACAACAAACTCGCCTTCTGCCAAACGAGCCGGTTGCTTATGCGCAATGGTTGCTGGAATTTCGTCTGACATTCCATCGCCGGGTCCTTTAAGTAATCGTCCGCCATCGCTATAAGATCCTAAACTATATTCGGCTTTGCCTCCATGAGCCATGCCCATAATGCCACCCTCTGCCGCAGTTTTTGTACCACCGATACCTTGACTTTGCAATGCAGACAATGCGCTAGTTGCTTGGGTTGGATTAATGCCGTATTGATTTAATAAAGCTTGTGTTTGCGACGATAGTTGATTAGATTGCGCTTGATTTACATCTGCTGGGTTATATACAGATTGAGTAACCGAAGGAGTCATACCAGATTCACCTGTTCCACCAGTAGCTAATTTAGCAATACCGCCTTCTTTAGCTTGGAAATAAGGTTTATAGTTTGGACTTAATTGCGCACTCATAATACCGGGTACAGGTTTAGACTGACCAACAGTTGCTTGTTGGGTTACTCCGGGGTTATTAACATTATTACCAAACATGCCAGTGCTGTAGGCGATCATTGCCGCAGGGATACCGTAACCCAATAAATTTGAATTTGAAACACCCGGAATAAGTGAACTACTAGGTGGTGGAGGTGGTGGCGTAATCATGGCATTTTTAGCAACGTTAGTAGCCGCATTACTTGTACCAGCAGCCGTACTTGAATTACCAGCTTGGTTGGCAGCGTTAGCGGCATTAGCAGCAGTAGCAGCAGTAGCGGCACTAGAACTTCCACCAGCGGCGGCGGCGGCATCAGCAGCAGACATACCATAACTAGCTTGTAACGTAGAAGCAATTTGAGTAGAACTTAAACCAGCAGCTTGCATAGAAGCAACGTCAGCGGCAACCATATCTGCACCAGCACCGCCCCAAGAAGCGCCAGCTATACCTGCTGCACCACCACCAAGCAAAGCGCCGCCAGCGCCACCAATAAGAGCGCCACTAAGTACGTTTTTACCAGTAGCCCCTGCATAGATACCACCCGCTGCAGCGCCGATTCCGGCACCATACAGCATTGCTGTACCAACTCCAATATCAACGAATGCCATACTAGTTTCCTTCCAATAGCGGATTCTCGACGAACATAGCTTCTAGCTTTTCCACATCGGTTTCGTCGGTTGCAAAAATATTCTGAAATACTACAGTTTCGATTATGTGCGCTACTTTACGACCCGGTTTTCCTACAAAAGTAGTAGGCGCAACTAACTCTACAACGCTGCCGTCTTCTTTTAATAACTGCATACGTCCTTGTAACATTACACACAGATGCTCAGTTTTATGGGGCTTACCTACAATTACAGACCCAGCTGGCATAGTAACTTCTTTAACGTACATACCCGGACCAAAGTAATGCTTTTCTGTGCATTCTACTTGTGGCAATTCCCGAAGCTGTGGCAATATAGCTTCTATCTTTTGACGGGTTTGCTCAATTACTTGGCTCATAGCGTAGCCATCATTTTAAACTGTGGGTTATCGGACTGCTGGGGCTGAACACCAAACTCTTGGGCAGCTTGCATAAATACCGGATCAGCATCTTTATCATAAATAGTATGGATACCTGCTTTACGCATTAAATTAATAAAGTGTTTAATATCTTCTTTGAGCTGAGCTTCAGTATCAAGGGTAAAGAAATGAATCTGTGCTACACCATTACCTAAGTGCTTGATTGCTAAAATAGAATTTTTAAACTGTTGAAGTTGCAAACCTTCCCCAATTTCTTTTTGTACAGCAGCCATACCTTGCTGCAATGGAATACCACGGTTTTGAAAGTAATTAGTAAGGATTTTTACCGCACTTGCGGATGGTTTGTTAGGGGCTTGTGCAGGAACAACGGATGGATTAAGCGCACCGATTCCGGCATTGTTTCCACCCATAGCTGTATGCATTAGTAACGCTTCACCGATTCCAGCCATAAACGGCCTCCTTAAAGACGAATTTATAGAAGTTTACCATTTAAACCCCCGTTCCGGAAGCGTTTACCCATTTTACGCCATTCCACCATATAGGATAGTCTAAGGTCGTATCAAAGAAAAACTGCCCTATTTGTTGATTTGCAGTGGGTCTTTGGGATGTAGTACCGTGACTTGGCGTAGCCGTTGCTTGGGAATAGTTATTTAACTGGTTAAAATATAGTCGTAAAACGTTTAATATCTGGTTTTCAAAAGACCCACTATAAACATCCGGAGCCACCGGTAAGTTTGGCGGGGTTGGAACTAACGGAGTGCCGTTATAGTTTTGATAGTTTACTGTAGCCATTATCTACGTCCATCCGGTCTAATATCTATACGTGGTGCGCCTAGTTGCCAAGCTACTCCTAAGCCGGTAGATTCAATCCTAAATGCCATTTGACGACCCCTTAATCGGGTATAAACTTGACCTGTAAACTGGTTGACCGTATAGGCTGGTGCAATAGCAAAATTTTGACTACTTTGAACCGTGGGGTTATCTGCAACTCCGTAAGCCGAACCAGAATACTGGCGGGGTAAAACCTGCATGGTTACAGATGGCTGATTAGTAGTAGAGCTATTAAAGTTAATATCAGGAATAATGCGCCATACAAACCCAAATTGTTGCCCATCACCAATATCAAAATCTGAAGATTGTATGTATGCGTCTATAGGTTTAGATACAGAAGTAGATAAATCATCGTTACCATTTTCATGGTAAAGCAAGCGGCTATTATAATCTGCGGCCACTGGATACTGAACAATACCGGTTTGATACCAAGCGCTACGAGCCATACTTCCGTAGTACCAAACATTATCTAAATAGTTATATACAACGTATTTGTCAATTTGTGTTCCGTTACTAGAATTGCTAACGTAGAACCACCATACTTCGTTGAATCCTTCATTAGCACCGGCAAATACTTGGTAAGATTGGCTAGCGTTTAAATCTTCAAAAACATACTGTTTTAGTGAACAAGGTAGGGTTTTTACTGTACCGTCATACATATAGAAACGGTCTCGTCCCATCCAGTAGGTAATATTATTTACCGTAATCATGGCATTTGGACCCATAACAGATATGTTATCCATCAAAATCTGGAATCCCCAGACATATGGAGCGCCAATATACTGCATGGAATAGAGGGCAGAATCAGTCCAAACGAGAATCTCCTGACGGGTTGAACGTGCGCCAATAATCTGTGATCCGTTTGTTAAAGTATATTCACCTGACTGGTTAGTTAACTCTGGGATCCATTGATAAGCATTTGCTTGGTCAGACCAACGTACTAACATAGAGTTAAACGTAGTATTAGGATTACCCGGAGAGTATGAATTTGCACCAAAACAAATAATAAATTCTTGAACTGCGGAAGTAATGACTTGATAAGTTTCTTTGGGAACAAAAGCTCCTGCATAGGAAACGTTATAAGAGCCAGAATTAGAAGACGTAGTGCTTTGTGATATTGTAGCTACCCCAGTAACGTTGTTAATAGCTACAATATATGTGTTTGCCGGTATGCCGGAACCCGTAATATACATATAAGGGTAAACATAAGGGGCATTTGCTGATGTTATTGTGATACTCGTTGTGCTAGCACTAAATGTAGTTGCATCAGTTAAAAGAGTAGTAGTATTAGCTAAAGAGCTTAAATACTGCGCACGAGTACCCAGACCATTAGAGTCTTGCCAATAAAATACTGGACCGCCACGGGGAGCAATAACAAGGTCAGCGCCAAAGTTATCGTTAGACCAAAGCCTTAATTGTTCACCAATTCCCGTAGATGCGGCAACGCCCCAGCCAGTATTACTAGAACTACCCGTACCATAAAACCCGCTCCAAGGACCTGCACCCCAACCAGTACCCGTCTGATAAACCGCTAGACCTGTTGGGTATTCATATTGAGCTGTAACCGTGCCACCACCTGTAACAGTAGATGTAGCTGTGCTAGAAGCCGTAATAGAGTATGCAGTTGAGCCATATACTGCAGTAACTGCATAGTCACCAGATATTAAAATACCGCCAGCAGAACTAGCACCAGAAAAGACAACGTAATCACCACGGCTAGGGCTATAAGTGCTGTCCGATACAATAACAGTTGAAGAACCCGAAGATGTAGTAAATGGGTTGGTAAGCGTACTAGTCTGGACAATAGGCGTAATGTCGCTATAAGTACCACCAAAATAAATGTAGTACTTGGTGTTTGTACCTAAACCAATATAAGTATTACCTGTGCCTACGCCAGTATCAGACCAAGCCCAAAGAGACCTGCAGATACCGTTATATTGATTATTGGTAACCTGAGTCCAACCGCCAATTTTTTCTGGTAAGCCAGAACGAAACCTAATTTTGTCCCCGTCGTACCAGCCACCCTCATTAGAGTAAATAGTACCTTCACGGTTTAAGCCGGGTCTAAATTGTAGTTTCTGTAATGGCATACGGGTTTACCCTAGGATTTGTTTTGCTTTAGTTATTTTAGCAATTCTGTCATCTAAGCCTAGTGTACCGCCGTTAATGCGTTTAGTCATCTGTCCATAATCTTGGGCATCAGCCAATTCATTTAAACCGTGTTTATTCCAAAACCAGCCAGCAGATAGTGTTGCACCTTTAGGCATAGCTAAAAGTTCTGGATTAGTAATTAATGAAAGACCTAGGGCATCACCACAGTTTTTATAGTTATCACGTCCAGTTAGCTGAATAAGACCTCTGCCATGGTAAGCCCATCCATCGCCATCTTCTGTGTTGCCCATGCGTCCTGCATAAACTTTGTTAGCGATTTTTTCTGGATTGTTTGCAAATTGTTCAGCCACATCTCGACTAGGAAATCTTGAGGGCCATGTACGCATAAGTCCATCGGCAGAGTAATGAAGGTTCTCTTCCAAAGTTCTGAAATTGT